TACTCTGAATAACGCGTTGTACCAAAAGATTATTAAGCCAATGGGTTAATCATGTCGGGCGTTACCTACAAAATCGAAGGCTTGAAAGATGTTCTAGCCGCGTTTGGGGAACTAGCCGATGAGATTGGCGACAAGAAAGCACGAAGTTCTATTCTTGTACCCGCCGCACGGGAAGCAATGAAACCCGTGTTGTTGATGGCGCAAATGAACGCGCCAAAAGATACAGGCGACTTGGCTAGAACAATGCAAGTAGAAGCCCGCCGACCAACAAAAAAAGACATTCGTTCTAAGTACATCAACGAAAACGATGCCGTAATTGCGGTGGTAACAACAAAAGCATTTAAGAAGAAACTTAAAAAAGAGTTTTACGAATCTAATGCAGCGTTGTATGAAAGCGATAAAGCCGCTTACAACCGCAAACTAAAAGAAGCAAAACGGCAAGTGGGCGTTCTATCGGATGCCCGTGCAATTGCACAAGAATTTGGCACGGCTAGAAATGGTGCGCAACCGTTCCTACGCCCTGCTTTAGAATCCCAAGCCGACCAAACCGCCAAGCGGCTAGGGGAAATTTTGGCAAGGCGTATAAGTAAATATAGGATAAAAAATAAATGACAAAACTAGGTTCTGCATTTGGTGAAAAGTACCAAGCAAAAAGAAAAGACCTTTTGACCCGTTCGTTTGTGTTGAATGGGCATACCTTTAAAGTTCGCATCCCTTTGGTTGCCGAATCTGATGCTATCTACAAAAGGGTTTCAGACCCTGATGAACAAACTGTAGAAAAGGTTTACCAAGAAATTACCGCACCATTGCGACAGTTTGAGAATAACCAAACTGAAGATTTCCAATTTACGCATAACGATATTTTGGTTGAAGGTCGTTCTATGCGCGAAGCCGCCAAAAACAAAGCCATCACCGAAGCCCGTATTACTGAATTTTTTAAACTGCTAATTCCTGAAATGGAAGGCGTAAGTTTAGAAGATTTGACTTATGCCGACATTGAAGAAGAATTCCCAATTTCCGTACAAATGATGATTGTGGAAAAGATTGGCGAAGTGATTAGCCCAACCTATAGGGAAGCGCGGGGAAACTAATAGGCTCGTTGAAAAGCCAATGCCTAGCAGCAATGATTTTCAACGGGCATACCCTAGAAACAATTGAAGAATTAGACGATGTAACCTTGGCAAACATTCAAACGATGTATGCCGATGGGTTGATTGGGAATTACGGGATTCTTACGCAATTGGCGACCCTAACCAATGGCGTGTTTAACTATATGCGCCCCGCAAATTCATCGCCTTATAAACTAGCCAACATTTTGGGTAGTGCGTATGATTACATCTACCCGCCTTTGACCGCAGAACAACAAAAGGCGGCGGTAAACGATAGTCTATTGGCGTTCATGTCACAGGCAAACGGATTTGATAAAACAAAGTTTGGGGTAAAAGATGGCTAATATGATTGCCCGCCTTGGCGTAGCCCTTGGTATAGATACCGCGGAATTCAATAAAGGCATTGAAGCCGCGGGAAAGAAATTAGAAAAGTTTAGCGAATCCGCTGAAAAGTTTGGCAAGATTGGCGCAACTGCTTTGGTTGCTGCTAGTGCCGCGGCGCTTCAATATGCCGATGAACTAGCCGATGTAGCCGAAGCCAACGAAGTAGCCATAGGCACGGTTTTACAGTTATCTAACGCGCTTGCTAATTCAGGCGGCAAAGCGGATAACGCGGGCAAGATGCTATCGGCGTTTGCCAAGTTTATTGACGAAGCCGCGGGCGGTTCAGAACAAGCGCAGAAAACCGCCAAGGCTTTGGGCGTTACTTTGCAAGACTTGGGCAAACTTTCCCAAGAAGAATTGCTAAATAAGTTGGCTACCAACTTGGCGGCGGTTGAGGACCCGATTACCCGCAACGCTAAAGCAATGGAAGTTTTTGGCAAAGCCGCCAAAGGCGTTGACATGGTTGGCTTTGCTGAAAAGATGGCACAAGCAAACCCGCTGATTGCAGAACAAGAAAAAGCAATTAAAGCCGCCGCAGATACCTACGATTTGTTAGCGCAAACATCGCGTGATGTGATGTTAGTGTTGGCTACCCAACTTGGCCCAATCCTGAAATCTACCATTGATTACATAAAAACAATGAGTGATTACGGGGTTTCGCTTGGCGGCATTTTTAAAGTTGTATTCCAAACCGTTGCCGTACTTGGTGCAAATGTTGCGTTTGTTTTTAAAGGCATTGCTGATGAAATTCAGCATACTTATAACAACGCCGTTACCTTGGTTACTAAAGGTGTTGATGCGGCTATTGCGGCAAACAAAAAATACGATGCGTATAGAAATGCACAACGCCAAAATTTAGATTTTTTTGAAGCGCAAGTAATGGGGACAAGTTACGGGCGTAGTGGTGTTGATGAACGCCGCACCGACAATAAATCCCCTGCCGCTAGTGGTGGAAGAAAAGTAATTGAAGCGCGTAATAAAGATGCTGAAGCCGCCGAAAAAGCAAGATTAAAAGCAATTCAAGACGCAAACCGTGAAGCGCAAAAATATGCGAAAACACTTTTTGAAATTGAAGGTCAACAAGTAGCCGCATATACAAAAGAAGCAAAGCGTATTGAAAATGAAGAACGCAATTTGCAAATTAAAAATCAATTGTTATTTATTGACCAAAAAACAATGGGTATGCGTTCGGAAGATGCGCAACTAACAAAGGATTTGTATTTGTCAGAACAAAAACGGTTAGATGCTATACAAGAAATTAACCGCAACAATATGTTAGATGCCGATGCTAAAGAACAATTAGTACAAAGAGAAAACGCATTAGCCGATGCAACCGAACGCTATCTACGCGCACAAAACCAAGCGGTTAAAGCGCAGCGCGAAGGCACGGGCGAACAAGGTTTCTTTAAAGAAGGCGCTAAGTTTTTCCGCGACTTGCCAACAGAATTAGAAAACGGTGCAAAGGCTTTTCAATCCGTAATGGGCAACATGGAAAGCGCGTTAGATAACTTTGTGCGCACGGGTAAGTTATCGTTTAAATCTTTGGCCCGTAGCATCATTCAAGATTTGATTGCAATTCAATTACGCGCATCAGCAACGGGTTTGTTTAAATCGTTGTTTGGTATGTACGCGGGCGGTGGTTTTGGTACTGGCAATGCTTTTGGCAATCAAGACCTTGGCGGGTTCTTAGCCGATGGCGGTTCTGCTAATGCCAATACGCCTTATGTTGTAGGTGAACGCGGGCCTGAACTGTTTGTTCCCCGTTCATCGGGTACAGTAATTCCTAACCATGCTTTAGCGGGCGCGGGAGGTACTACCAATGTTACAAACAACTACATTAACGCCATTGATACCAAATCGTTTGAAGAACGCTTGTATGGTAGTTCTAACGCGATTTGGGCGGCAAATCAGTACGCTAATAAATCATTGGCGGTTAACAGGGGTCGCGCATGAGTTTCCAAACCATTTTTAACATTCAGCAATCAATGACGGTGAACAATCGCCGTATGGTTGGGCAACAAGTTGCGCGTTCGGGTTATATTACCGTTGCGCAATACTTAACTGCCGTGCCTTGGGTGTTTACAGTAACGCCGCACAACTATTTGTACTATCCGCAAGTTCGGGATGTAATTCAAACAATCGATAACCTTGATAGGCAATTGCCCGAAACTATTACTTTCAATAGTTCTAACCTTTCTTGGTTTACCGAAATGCGCGGCACGGCTACAGCGGCTACGCTAAACGGTACGCCTACGCCAAACACGCAAACACTTGCTTTAACTTCTAACGGGACATTTAAGGCGGGTGACTTTATTATGATTAGCGGCTACACCTACAAAGTGACTGCCGATAGCGCGGGTTCATCAGTAAGCATTAACCGACCGTTGATTGGTACGCCATCATCAGGCGCAACAGTTTCTATAGGCAATGCTTGCACATTTACCGTTGTTGCGGAATCATGCCCAACATATACACTTAACCCTATGACCGATGGCGCATTTGTGCAATGGGATTCGCCGTTTGTTTTTAGAGAATACATCGTATGACAACAATTAACGCGGTAACTGGTTCGCAGATTAACCATGCAGAATTTGTAAAACTAACCGTTGGTAATGCGGGAACGGTTTATACATTCTGTAACGCTGCTGCACCTATTACGGTTGGCGGCACTACCTTTTCAAACCTTGGGGCGCTACTTAGTGTTGGCGATGTTCAGCGCGACATTAAAGCCACATCGGATGATATGACAATCCAATTGACGGGCATCAATCCAAGCAATGTTGCATTGATTCTTAGCAGCGACATTAAAGGTTCATTGGTAGAAGTATGGCGCGGGTTTTTTAATTCAAACAACCAAATCATTACTACGCCTACAACACAGTTTTTTAAACGCTACCAAGGCATCATTAACAGCGTTTCAATTACTGAAGATTTCAATACTGATGCGCGTACACGGATTGCAACTTGTTCTATTTCTTGTTCATCAATGCGCCGTGTTTTGGAAAACAGATTGTCAGGCGTAAAAACCAATCAAAACAATTGGCAATTTATTTATGCGGGTGATACATCAATGAACCGCGTAAGTGAAATTTCTAATACATTCTTTGACTTTGGTTCACCGCCAAAAACACAAACACAAGCAAGCGAAACTACAGTTACAACGGAAAATTCAAGCGCCAAAGAAATACCATGATAAGACAAGCGACAAGATACGACATACCTAGACTGTTAGAAATCGTGGAGGCATACGCCTATGAAAACCCAATTAAAAAACTTGGTCAATCGCATAATCACTTTCCCCGCTATGTTGAAGAACTATTGTTTAGCATCATTCAAGGGCGTGGGTTCATTTTTGTGGATTCGCATTTGCGCGGTGCGATTGTCGCTTACAAAACTTCGAACATTTGGTCGCCAAAAGTAAAAGAGTTAAACGAACTATTGTGGTGGGTTGAACCCGAATATCGCAATGGTACGGTTGGCGGTAGGCTTTGGAAAGCATTTGATGAACGCGCAAATGCAATGCTAAACATGGGTGAAATAGATATTATTTGCACATCGATTTCGGCTAACGGGCCGTTGATTGATTACACGCGCAGGGGATACAAAGCCCTTGGCGCAACTTTTGTTAGGGAATAAAAATGGTTAGCACGCTGATTGCTTATGGAATTATGTATGGCGGCATGAGCCTTGCCGCCGCAACATTTGTTGCAACATTTGCAGTTAACTTTGCTGTCTCATATCTTGTAACGCGCCTTTTTGCTGACAGCCCTGAACAGCAGCAAGACATGGGCGTTCGTCAGCA